GCATGAACAACGTAAGATTAGTGTGCGGCAATGTGAGCGTTGATTTGCCGAGTGACTTCGGGATATTGATTAATAAGTCCATTGCAGACATCCGGGAGCCGGAAAGCCGCAGTTCGGATTGGTCAAAATCATTCACGCTGCCCGGCACAAAGACAAACAATAGGCTGTTTACACACTTGTTTGATTTGAATTTAAGCATCCGCAACACAAGTGCAACGAATTTCAGCCCGGATTTCAATCCTAACTTGAAAGCCGATGCCATTCTGCAAGTGGATGAGGTGACACAAATTGAAGGTTTTATCCGATTGCTGTCAATTAAGGTGAACGACCTGAACCAAATAGAGTATGAATGCTCCATGCACGGGCAACTGGCCGACCTATTTGCAAAGATTTCCGATGCCAAACTTGCTGATTTGAGCCTGACTGAGTACAATCACACCATCAGCAGCACAAATATTTTCAATTCTTGGAACACTTCCATCATAAAAAATGGCAGCACTTATGTGAATTTCAGTGGTGGTGTACCGATTGGTGATGGTTATGTTTACGGATGGCTGGATAACGGCCAATATGCTGACTACAAAAATCTTTATACTGATGATATCACCCCTTATGTGTATGCCAAAACGGTTGTCGATAAGATTTTCAGCGGTGCCGGGTATACATATACATCGGATAGTTTTTTCAATTCTGCACAATTTAGGCGGTTGGTTATTCCATGTCCAACCCAAATGCCCATACTTTCCGAGAGCCAAATTCAGCAACGGCAATTTGAAGCAAAATCTTCCGGGAGTACAAACTACACCAAAGGCAGTCAAATATTATTCCCTACTGAAATAACCGACCCAAGCAGCCAGTACAATCCAAGCACAAGCAAATTCACAAATGGGTACAGCGGACAGCGTTATGACTTTTTCTTTGTCTGCAGAGCGGAATTTCCATACACGACAAACTATGAATACCAATTTTGGTATGGACTTTATATAAACGGGGTGCGGAAAAAGTGGGTAATGATTGATACCTACAATATTAATCTTGCTAGCAACAAAGTTGAAATTGATGTGACCGTTGCATTTAGCAACATACAATTAAACACCGGTGATTTAGTTGAAATCCGGAGAGAGGAAATATTCAGGCAGGATACAACGCTTGGTGTCACAAACTGGACAGCGACATCCGCAACATACACCCAATTACCTGACAGCAAATTCTTAAACGGAATTATTGATGGCATTTATGGCATTGGTGACACAATGGATTTGGCAGGATTTTTCACCGGGGTAGAAACAAAGCAGCGTGAATTTATGCGGTGGATTTTTACCATGTTTAATCTTTACACGGAAGCCGACCCGGACATCACCAAAAGATTGGTGGTAATGGCTCGTGAAGATTTCAACCAAACAACGGTCAAAGATTGGACAGCCAAACGTGATTTATCGCAGCAACTTGAAATTATCCCAATGGGTGAACTTGATGCAGGCAAATACACTTTCACATACAAAGAGGGTGACGATGATGGCAATAAGTTTTACAAAGAGGATTTTAGCAGAACGTATGGAGATAGGCAAATTGTAATCAACAATGACTTTGTAAAGGATGATAAGAAAATCGAAATCGGATTTGTTCCGACTTTGATTGTCAAGCCTGAAAATGAAGCCGATAAATATTTGCCGGATTTGTCAACCAACGATGGCAAACAAAAGTCCGGTGATTTGAGGATTTTGCAGTACAAATATTTGACTTGCAAAAATTACAATGTGATTGAAGGTTCCAAGCAAACGGCAACGGCTTCAAGTGTGACCGCCATCAAAACAAATTATCCGTACATGGGGCATTTGAACGACCCGACAGCATCAACCAGCGACATCAATTTTGGGATGCCACGTTTTATCGGAGTTGCAGCAGGCACATCAATCACCAATAATAACCTATTTAACGCATATTGGAGCAAATATATCAGCGAAATAACCGACAAAGACAGCAAGATTGTGCGTGGTAATTTCTACCTTACCCCGGCAGACATGGAAAAGCTATCTTTCCGTGACCTTTATTTCTTTGATGGTAATTATTTTAGGCTCAATAAAATTGAAGATTACGACCCAATTAACCCATCAGTAAACATCTGCGAGTTTTTGTTCCTAAAAACCGGGCCGACATTCACCGCAAGCACTGGGGTAATTGGTGGCGGTGGAAGCCAAAGCAGTGGAACCGATGAGGAATACGACCCAAGAGGTGGCAATGTTAGCTCAAAAGTAATTCAGCAGCGTGGCATTGATATCGGAAACCTAAACAGCGCAGGGCAAGGTATAATGGTTGGAAATGGAAATGTAAATTTCGGCCAGCGCAATGCAGCGTTTGCAACCAGCGGAGTGGCTTTTTTGTGTGATGATAGTATCGTGATTGGCGTGGCTCCGCCACAGCCAGTTAATTGCAACGAGGTGTGGATGCAAGGGCAGTTGATAGAACCCAACAATTTTGGAACAAACCGCTTTGTCTACCCAACGGCAAACTACACAGCCGAATTGCAGTACGACATCATTATCTTTTCAGCAGATGGCAACCACACAATCACTTTACCCCCGGCATCAACAAGCACATCCAAGGCGTTTTGGATAGTGAAGGCAAATTTGGGAGGAACATTACGCATAGAAGCACAAAGTGGGGAATATATAGATGGCAGCGACCATTACGACATCAACAACCAATGGGGTACAGCATATTTGGTATGCAACGGAACACGGTGGTACGCATTAACAAACAAATAAAATGGCAACGACAACGGTAGCAATAAATTTAGAGGCCAAAACCAAAGGCACGGAAAGCGTTAAAGGGCTACGAGCCCAAATGCGAGAAGCAATTCAAGATGCAGCAGCAATGTCAGAAAAATTCGGTGAATTTTCAACCGAGGCAATGCAAGCGCAGAAAAGGGTTGCAGAGTTAAGAGATAAGATGGATGATTTAAACGATGCTGTTAAAGCATTACATCCAGATAAATTTAATAGAATAAACACCATAGCCCAAGGTGTGGCTAATGGTTTTCAGGCGGCACAGGGTGCAATGGCCTTGTTTGGTGCTGAAAGCGAAGATGTACAAAAGGCGTTGTTGAAAGTGCAGGGTGCAATGGCATTCGCACAAGGAATGGAAGGATTAGATGCACTTGGTAAACAATTTAAAACACTTGGACAAGACGCAATACAAGCGTTCAAAGGAATGACCACAGCATCCAAAGCATTTTTGGCTACTGGGATTGGTTTGTTAGTTGCTGCCATTGCTTATGTAGCTACCAATTTTGATGAGCTTGCACAATCAATGGGTTTTGCAGAAAGCGAAATGGAGAAAATGAACAAGGCAATGAATATTGCAGCGGCTGAAACACAACAACAAGCTGCTGATTTGCAATACTACAATAGCGTTGTTCAGGACACAAAAAAATCCGAGGGTGAACGTCAATTTGCATTGGAAAAATTAAAGGAAGCAGGGATTGCAACTGATGATGTAAACATAGCAAATGCTAATTCTTTAGGTGCTTTGAATGACAGAATTGGAAAGCAAATTCTTTTGATTGCTCAACGAGCAAGAACCGAAGCAGCTGCACAAATTTTGCAAGAAAAGACAAAGAAACTTATTGAAATGCAGAATGGTGACTTAGACGATGCAACTGGAACTTGGGATAAATTTTATGCCTCAGCAAAGGGTGCTTTATTGGGTGTTGATAGAGGGGCGCAAGAATTAGTTGATAGAGGCTTAAATAATTTGAAAAAAGGACAGCAAGATGTCAATGATGCTACAAAAGTGTATCAAGGTGAACTTGAAAAAAACACAAAATTAAATGGAGAGCATACCACTATTTCCAAACAAGTTACATCAACCCTAAAGAAACAAAAAGATGCAACCAAAGATTTGAAGCAAGCAGAACTTGAAAGGATTGCAGAAGTTTTATCTCTTGATAAATCAACGCTTGCTAAACAAATTGCAGCTGCCGATGCTGCATTTGCGGTTACGGTTAAAGCATTAAGAGATAAAGGGCTGACCGAAAAGCAAATAAATCAAAAGCGTGATGCAGAACTTGAAAAAATAAGAACAGATTTTTATGCCAAACAAAAAGCGGATGAAGAAAAAGCAGCAACAGATTTGGCAACATGGAAGAAAACAAAAGACCAAGAGGAAATTTTAGCTTTAAATGAGTTCTACAAAAAGAAACAGCTTGTTGCCATCCAAAATAAAGCAACCCCTGACCAACTTGCAGCACTGGAATTGCAGCGAATGGATGAGGAAAAACGACTGCGATTGGAGCAAGGACAATCCATTGTTGATATTGAACAGCAAATTGCTTTAAAAAAGAAAGAGATATATGATAAAGATGTTGAAGACAAAAAGAAAGCAGAAGAACAAAAGAAAGCAGCTGAACAAGCAACATTAAAATTTACTGCCGATGGATTTGCTATAATTGCTGAAATGGCAGATGCTTTTGCTGGTAAATCAGAACAACAACAAAGAAAAGCATTTGAAATTAAGAAAAAAGCATCAATGGCGCAAGCTATTATTGAAACTATACAAGCATCACAATCTGCTTATGCTTCACAAATGGCAATAGCAACACCGGATGCACCGATAAGAGCTGCAATTGCTGCTGGTCTTGCACTTGCATCAGGTATTGCTCGTGTGCGTAAAATTGAGCAAACACCATTTGAAGCAAAAGGTGATAGCGCAGGCGGTGGTGGTGGCGGTGGTGGCGGTGTTGCTCCTGCTCCATCGTTCATTCCGACAGCAGGCGGTGCGCTCCCGGAAGAAGCGCAGTTCGGTGGCATGGGCAGAGTGTACGTTCTTGAAGGCGATATTACCAAAACGCAAACAAGGGTTCGCAGGCTAAGAAATACAAGTGTTGTTTAATTGTACTATTCAAATTATGGATTACCCAGTGTATAAAATAGTAGTCAATGAGGATGATGAAACGGGCGTTGAGTTCGTTTCACTCGTTGACAAGCCAGCGATAAAAAAAGATTTCCTGCTTTTCCAAGAATTTGTTGAACCGGGTGCAAAAGAAAGCGAGGAAGAATTTATCAGCCGTTGCATCCCTTACATGGTTGGCGAAGGAATGGAACAAGACCAAGCCGCAGCCGTGTGTTATTCCAAGTGGGGCAGCAAGCAGAAATTTGAAAGTTACAGCGATTACCCGGAAGCAGCAAAAGAAAATGCAAAGGTTGCACTCCGTTGGGCAGAAGAAAACGGATGGGGTTCCTGCGGCACAGCAGTTGGTAAAATCAGGGCAAACCAGTTGGCCAATGGTGAAGCCATCAGCCGTGACACGATTGCACGGATGGCAGGCTTTGAAAGGCACCGCCAAAACAGCGACAAAGAACTTGGAGATGGTTGCGGCCGCCTGATGTGGTTGGCTTGGGGTGGAGATGAAGGTGTTGAATGGGCACAAAGGAAGTTGTCACAAATTGACAAGTCAAAATTTGCCATACAATCGGAAGAAAAGCGCATCATTTCCGGCCCTATCATGCTGGCAAACGTGCCCATCTACCGCTTTGATGATATTCGTGGTGAGTATTACGTTACGTTTCCACCCGACACCATTTTCAGTATCGTAAAAAAGATGGCTCGTAAAGGGTTGTATAAGGCAGTAAATACCGACCATGCCAATCCGGTGGATGATGGTGTGCACATGATTGAACTTTACCTGATTGACCGGGAGCGTGGTGTCATGCCGCCAAAAGGTTACGAAGATGCCGAGGATGGAAGCGCATTTGCAAGCTACCTGATTGATAACGAGGAAATTTGGACAAAGGTAAAAGCAGGCGAATGGAAAGGCTTTTCAGTCGAGGGCATGTTTGACATGGAACAGCAGGATGATATTGTCGTGGCCATGCGTGAAATAGCTGCCATGCTCAAAAATTTTGCAGAGGAAATCAAATAACTATTATTCTACACGTATGGACATCAAAATTGAACTTTCCGAAATGAAAAGCGGACTTTCTGCATTTATGGCAGAGGTGCGCCAGCGTTTCGAAAGTGCCGAGCCCAAGATGAAATTTGCTGAATTGACTTTAGTTGATGGTACAATAGTATCATTTGAAGGTGAGGAAGCGGTTGTCGGAGCGGCTTTAAATGTACTTGGGTTGGAAGGCGTTGTGCCTGCCCCCGATGGCACTCACGAAACCACTGAAGGTTTGCTTATTACTACTATTGATGGCATTATCACCAACATTGAAACCAAAGAAATGGAAGCCCCAGAAGCCGAAGCCGAGGTCATTGTTGAATTTGCCAGCAAGGAAGAATTTGCAGCCCTGAACGACCGCATCGCAAAACTCGAAGAAATGCTCGTTTCCCTTGGCAGCAAGGTTGAAGACACATTCAGCGTTTTTGAAAAGTTTGCATCACAAACCCCGGAGCCTGTTGCTAAACCTTTCGGCCCGGTTAAAACTGAAAAAAACGAAGCATTGAAAGGTTTTGCTTCTGCACTTAAAAACAACAAAAAATAAATAAAACATGGCATTTGTAGTATCAGGGTTGACTAATTACACCAAGGAAACCCAACTCGAGCTTTTAGTAAAAGCAATGTTCAGCAGCAAAACCGCATCTTTGTTGCAGGGCGCTGGACAAGTTATTCCCGGCATTAAATCAGCCGAGGCACTCCCTCTTTTGAGCAGTGATGTATTCTTTCAAGCCGATGGTTGCGGATATGCACCATCAGGAAACACCACCATCAGTCAGCGTGTGTTGACCGTTGGAAAGGTTAAGGTTGAAGAAACTCTTTGCCCAAAAACTTTGGAAACCAAATTCACACAGCAAGGTTTGGCCGCTGGTTCACCCGTTGACTTGGGAGTATTCCAAGACCAAATCGGTGCAGAAAAAGCAGGCAAAATTGCCGAAGCTATCGAAACTGCTATTTGGCAGGGTTCACTTTCCGGTAGCGGTAACAACGCAAGATGGGATGGTTTCTTGACTATCTTGACCGCTCTTGGTTTTGGTGGCGCAGGCGACCCAATCAAAGGTAACGTTGCTGACGCTTACACTTCAATCACTTCCTCAAACATTGACGACATTATCGCTACCATTTACAGCGTAATTCCTGCCGCTTTGTTGGGCAAGCCTGATTTGTTCATTGCTATGGGTACCGACACCTTCCGTTTGTATCGCACTTGGTTGGTAGGTGCTAACCTTTTCCACTATGCCGCTACTGAAACTGCTGAAATGGAAATTGTTGACCCTATCACTGGCATCAAAATCTACGGATTGAATGGCATGAACGGAACCAACAAAATCGTTGCTGGTCTTTGGTCTAACTTCTTTATCGGAACTGACATGATGAACGAAGAAGAAGAATACAAATTCTGGTACAGCCAAGACAACGATGAAGTTCGCTACCGTGCAACTTTCAAATACGGAACGCAGATTGCATTCCCTGAGCAGGTTGTTTATTTCTCATTGTAATTCACTGAACTAAAGTTTAACCCGGGGGGTGGGGCACAACCCTACCCCCTTTTTAATTAAAAAAAAATATGCCTTGTGTACTAACCACCGGATTTACCTTGGATTGCAAAACCGCATCCGCAGGTATTAAAACAATTTGGCTCGTTGAATTTGATGCCAAATCTACATTGACCAAATCAAGCGGAGAAGTTTCCGCATTGACCCTTTCAGGCAGCAAAGTATTTTTCAAGTACGAACTTGAAAAAGAAACTGCTTCAATGACTTGGAGAACCATCCCAAGCACCGAGAACGGAACCGTATTTTATGAAGCCGACTTGGTTGCTCGTCTGCACAAAGTGACCACCGCCCAGCGTAACGAAATTAAACTGCTTGCTCAAAACAGAATGTTAGCCATTGCCCTTGATGCAAGTGGTGACTACTGGCTGTTGGGTGCCGATTATGGCGCACAATTACAGCAAAGCGAAAGCAATTTCGGTCAAGCGTTTGGTGACTTCAAAGGTCATGTGCTGAACTTTTTGCACAAAGAAACCGATTTACCTTTGAAAGTTCAAAGCGGTGTTGTAACTTCGCTCGCTCTTGGTTCCTGATTTTAGTTTTTCATAGTTTGCAAGAAAGGCTGCCGAAAGGTGGCCTTTTTTGTTATGCTTCCAAAAAGTGTACTATTTGAATTAGATGCTGTACATTACCAAAGCAGGAAGCCCCGAATTAATAATCACCGGAAAGGAGAAAGTGACAATCTCCCCGGTTTATTATTTGTTGGTTTTTGAGAGCGAAATGTCGCAGGAGCGCAAGGCATTTTTAGTCACCGACACAAGCACTGCACCCAATAGATACCAACTTTTCACATTTACCGAAGGCAGCACCACAGCCAAAACGCTTGCAATCGGCACACATTACTGGTCACTATACGCACAAACTTCATCGAGCAACACAAATTATTTGTTGGCCAATGAGGAAATCGACCGGGGACTGGCTTATGTAAGCACCAGCCACACCCCATTCAATGACCACGATGTAAACCTAACCATTAAACAACACAACGTAGGATGAGCTTTGAGCTTTTAAAAATAGATTTTGCCGAAACCAAACTGCCCAAATTTAAGGAGCAGAAAAGCAAGGGTTTTGTATCGTATGGAGAGAAAAACGACTTTCCACAATCCCTGCTTGAATTTTATATGCGGGCACCAAAGCATGGAGCTATCGTGCGTACAAAAGCACGTTTTGTTTCCGGTGATGAATGCGTTATTGAGGGCAGCGATGAAGCGCAAAAGGTTCTTGAATATGTGAACCCATACGAAGGGCTGCACGAACTTAAGGCCAAATTAGCTTTGGACTTTGAAATCTTTAACGGCTTATGCTTTGAGGTGCATTACAACCGACTTGGCCAAATTTCTGCGCTTTATCATGTGGATTTTTCAAAGGTTCGGACACTCGACCATAAAAGTTACCAGTATGTCGAGGACTGGCAGAAATACAAGGCAGAAGATGTAAAGCATTATCCGGCTTTTAACCCGGTAACAGCGCAGCCTTATAGCGTACAACTTTACTACGCACGGGAATATCAGGCAGGATTAGGAGTTTACCCATTGCCACCATACCAGCATGGGTTGCAGTATGTAGAGATTGAAGTGGAAATCGCAAACTTCCACAACAACAACATCCGCAACGGGTTTTCAAATGGTACATTGGTGCAGTTATTCAAAGGCCAACCAAGCCCGGAGCAGGCACGGATATTTGAGCGCAAGTTTAAGGAGCGCACAATCGGCACGGACAATGCAGGCGGTGTACTTATTCAGTTCAACGAGAACAACGAGAAGCCGGCCACCATTAACCACTTGCAACCGAGCAACATGGATGAGCAGTTTTTGATGTTGAATGGAACCGTGCAAAGTGAAATTGTAATTGCCCACGCTATTCCACCAGTGTTGGCAGGATTAAGAACGGAAGGCGCACTCGGTCAGCGCAACGAACTGATTGAAGCCTACGAGATTTTTCACAAACAATATGTCAACCACCGCCAGCGCAAAATTGATTACTGCTTGCAAAGCGTTTTAAGGCAACAATACCCCGGCATCACCATCGAAACCCGTTCTGCTGAATTTATTGGCTTAGATTACGTTGAATTATATCAGGCAGGCATCGTGACAAAGGATGAAGCAAGGGAAGCATTGGGAATGAAAGCCGCCCCGGTTGCTGCATCTTTCAACACACAAAATGAATGCACCCGGTGGAATGAGCAGGACATTGATATCTTCATGCAATTTGGTGAGCCTGCGAGCAATTTTGAGGATGTGAGCATGAAATTTGCGGAACTTGGCAAGGATGAAATGAAAGTTTTATCGGTTGTTTCTGCCGATGACCAAACAAGCATTGACGAAATTAGCGAAATAACCAAAATTGACACGGATGAGGTGACCAAAATCTTGAAGAAATTGCAGGACACTGGCAAAATCAAATGGACAAACAACGCAATCCGGATTACCGACATCGGCAAAAAGGACATAAACGACACCGGAAAGTTGCCAAAATTGGAGCTACGTTGGAAATACACGCTTGACCCTGATGCTTTACCACTGCAACCCGGTGGAAAAAGCCGTGAATTTTGCAAGAAAATGGTGGATGCTTCAAGGTTATACAGCAGGGAGGACATCGAAACCCTGACCGCACGATTGGGTTATGATGTATGGACAAGGCGAGGCGGTTGGTACACCGTACCTGACAGCGACCCACCCCTGCACATTCCGCATTGCAGGCATTATTGGAAACAACAAGTAGTAAGGAGGAAAAACTAATGGCAAACTTTGCATTTTTCGTAAGCGAACAAGACGTAAAAAAGAACACCCCTATTGACGAAAACGTTGATAGTAAAATTCTGCAAACTGCCATGCGTACAGCGCAGGATATACAAATCCGTGACATCATTGGTTCCGGACTTTATGACAAGATTTGTGACGATATCAATGGTGCCGGGCTGGCAGGCAATTACCTTACGTTGGTTAACAAATACATTGCACCTTGTTTGTATCACTTCATTGTAACTGAAAGTATGTTGCCCATGACTTTCAAGATGATGAACAAAAGCGTGTCAACAAGGGGAGCAGAAAACAGCAATGCGATTGACCTTGACCAACTGACAAGGGTTGAGCAAAGCTATTTGAATAAGGCCCAATATTACAGCGAAAGATTGCGGGATTATTTATGTGAGAACAATACGCTGTTCCCGGAGTTCTTAAACCCCGGCAGTGGCATCGACACAATTCACCCACAAAACCAAGCTTTATTTGGTGGCTTCATTTTAGATAGTGACGATAACTGCTTTTACAATTACGACTTTCCAAAAGGATGAGCAAGGTCAGGGAAAAAAACGAAAATAAACTGAAGATATTTTTACATGGTAACAATCAACCAACTACTGGAAGCACTGGACACGGCAGGCCAAAACCACAAGCAAATAAAGGCAACGCTCATAAACGTTGACCCCAATATAAATACAAGTGGTGAGCAGCTATATCCGTTAATGCGGATTTTTCCCGATGGTAGTCAGGTGACCGTTGACCAAGTGCGTTATCGTTTTGCGGTTGCCATTATGGATAGGCACCGGGAAGATTTTACCGATGCAGTGGAACGCATCAGCGACATGCACACGGTGATGTTGGACATTTACTCCATGCTTCGTTACGTTTATCGTGGCAACATTGCAGGCAGTTGGAATATAAACGATGCAATCACCCCGTTTTATGATGACAAAACCGACATCGTTGCCGGGGTTGCTGCCGTGATTGAATTTGTCTGCCCAAATCTTCGTGATTACTGCGACACCCCCAATAACAATTTAACTTTTCCAAATATTAATTAATAAAAAAATGAGTACAGCATTAGAATTTATGAGTGGCTATACTGGCTGCAAAGTTATTTCCAACACAAGCGCAAACACTGGCCGTTTTCAAGGCTTTGTAATCAATGCAGATGCCGTTGTTTCTGCTTGTTTAGACGAAGCAGGAGCCAGCCTGATGACATCAATTGGTTTGACCGGGGTAACTTTGAAGCAGGGCACATTTATCAGCGTAAGCGAAGATAAATTCATCAGCAGCATCACGCTCACAAGTGGCAGCATCGTAGCTTATAACGTATGATTAGGCGAGGTATTGGTGTTCAAAGCTTTGTTGCGGCAGGCGGTGGTCCTGATGCCGATGCACAAGCGTTTATTACGGCTGCTGCCATAACCAATGCCACGCAGCAGAGCGCCATCAATACTTTGGTGGTTGACCTAAAAGCGTATGGTGTATGGACAAAGATGAAAGCAATCTATCCTTTTGTTGGTGGTACTGCATCAACTCACAAATGGAACTTGAAAGACCCAAGGGATTTAGACGCTGCGTTTAGGTTGGTGTTTAGTGGAGGGTGGACACATAGTTCAACCGGTGCTTTGCCAAATGGTACGAATGGATATGCTGATAGTAAATTAAATGCAGGGACAGTTTTAGTTTCGAGTTCTACACATTTAAGTTATTACTCACGCACAAACACTAATCCCGGTGCTGTTACTATATTTGAGATTGGTGTAGCCAATTTTTCCCTTAATAAAAGGTTTATAATGGCTGTAAGAACTACTGGTGATGTATTTGGTAGTCAATCTGGTGCTATTGCAAGTGTAATAAATTCAAGTAATACCGATGCAAGAGGTTTATTTATTGGAACACGGACAAGTACAACCGCAATTGCCCAATACAAAAATGGGGTTTTACAAACATCCAATACTATATCCGATACAACAACCTTAGATAGTGCAAATGTATGGCTTGGTGGTATTCAAAATGTGGGCAACCTTACTGGTGCTTTTTGGTCAAATAGAGAATGTTCGTTTGCATCAATTGGTGATGGCCTAAGCAATACCGAAGTAGCCAATCTTTACACAGCAATTCAAGCCTACCAAACCACTTTATCTCGCAACGTATGACCTTAAAAGATTTAACCCCGGAACAATATAGCACCTATGTAGGGTTGCTAACTGAAATAGAACATGAGGTACTTGTCGGCCAATGGTATGCACCAGACAGCTATTTCAATCCCATTCAGGATGCAGATGACAATTGGGTTATTTCGGTTGAAGAAATTGCCCAGTGTGAAAATCCATTGTGTATGTGGGTAAAAGATTTGCCGCTTATTCCTTACAATCCGAAACCAGCACCGCCATTCCCCTAATGAAAAACGAAACTGAAACCATCGTAGGTAGCTGGCTGTTATGGCTGGCCGGGGCTGCTGCAAAACTGCTGCCGTTAATTCAATACTTATCTTTCACCGCTGCATTTGTTTTATCCTGCATCGGTATTTACCAAAAAATAAAACATGGCAAAAAGTAAAGAGGTAAGCAAATGGCAACCAAAAAGCAAACGGAAATTGGGGCGGCACACGAAGTCGGCCAACAAGCACAAGTCAGAAAAGCCGTACCAAGGTCAGGGAAGATGAAACTCAAAAACTATTTCGCACCAACACCTAAAAGGTTCCGTGTCATTGGTGACAGCATTGCGGCTGCATCGTTGTTTATTGCCGGGCTGAACATTGACCATCCCAAACTTATGCTCATTATCGGGGTTGCCGGGGCTGTTGGCAAATTCATTACAAACTTTTTCGCAGAGGAATGAGGTATGTCGGGATTATTCTTTTTTTGCTTTTTCTCCTTGTGCTTAGCAATCGGGGCTGTGAAAGCACACCACAAGTTGTAAACAATACCGACAGCATGGCCAACATAGTGGACAAATACAAGGCAGACATTGACAGCATCAAAGCCGAGTATTTAACGCTGCTGAACAGCCGTGCCAAAAAGACAAAAATCCTGCGAGATTTTAGGACAAAATATGTCCACGACACCATCACGCTGGACAAACTTGTTGGTGATACCGCCAAACTTGAAATAATCCTATCCGAAAACAAACTGATGCAGGAGATATTGTTTGACGATAGCATTGTCATTTCAAATCAAGAGCAGGTAATAATCATGCAGGATAGTGTTATTTCTTATTTAGAAGCCATTACAGCCAATCAAACCAAAGAAATAAACCAATGTACCAAAGAGGTTGCAAAACTGCGTAAAAAGGCAAATAAATGGAAAGCCATTGCGGTTATCTTTGGAATAGTGGCCGCAGTGAAATAAATTTGCTTTATGTTCACACTAATTAAACAGCACGGCATCCAAGATTTTTACTACTGCCGGGATGGCAAATGGCATCCATCGGCTGAATTAAATGCAGCTATTCGCCCGGTGTCTTTTCGCAACCAAATGGAAGCCAAAAAGGGATGGGAAAAAATCGGCAAGCCAGCGATGGTATTCATGCAGGAAATTTACAGCCGGGATAAAATATTACTCCAATGAGAAACTTGCAGGAATTTCTTAATACAAAAGGTGAAAACCTAAAAGTGGATGGAGTGGTTGGCCGCTTCACTTTGGATGCGTTAGACCGCTACATACAAGCCGAGTGCATCAAACGCAAATGGTACACTCACGGCAACGGGTTGGTGTGGATTAGAACCGATAACATATTCAGCAACAAATTTGATGATTTTGTCGCAGTTTACAAAGGGCACCGGATTGTCTATGCGGCTCCGGCTTCCACCACTGCTGGGGATTTCTACGTTTACAATCCTCTCACCGTTGGTGGCATTACCGGAACAGCCGTTGCCGTTGAACAGCAAGTTCAAAACAGCCATAAATTTGTAAGCGGTGCGAATTGGGCCAATCTTTGGTTGGGTGCGCCATACTTTCAGCAAGTTTTACCCATTGAAATCTACCGGGATGGAAACAAAAACAACCAAGTGGACAAAGTCACCAAGCAGAAAGGGCTTTATGGCATCAACTTTCATCGTGCTGGGGTGGGTAATTTAGTCAACAAGTGGTCGGCAGGCTGTCAAACGGTGCCGGATGCGTACTGGTTTGAGATTGTCAAACGATTTAACCCCGGTGACGTTATTGCTTTTACCCTATTTTGCACATCCGGATAAGCAAAATTTGCAAAAATTGCTCAATTGAATGAGCAAAATTGCAAAATGCTTTTAAGATACAGCACTAATTCTCTCAACCAATGTCGCCATGTCGATTTTGACAAGGTAAATTAACTCACCACAAACCACGCAGGAAATAGGTTTCTTTTTGGTGCTTCTTAAATCCGGCATGATAGCATCAATCTTGTAAAAACAAACCGTAAATGTTTCTGCTTCATAAAGGTCATCATTTGGTTCGATGCCCATATTTTCAAGCATGGTGCTGTGGTCATCGGATGCCACAACTTCAAGACACAATGCTATCTTAAACATACATTTTTTGGCAAAAGGAAAATTCCGGAATGACTTTGTTATCTGAAAATGATGTGCTAAGTGTCAACCACATCGCTCCCAGTGGTTTGGGTGGCCTGCCCCTTTCAATGTGGAAGCCTGCAAAGCCATCTTCATATTCTTCCTTGTAACTTGATGTCCTGATTTGGTGAACGTCACGGATTTTGATTTTCTTTTGGTGGCTGTCGTAAACTTCCACCGGGTTAATGTGGTGGTACAATTCGTGAACGTGGCCCTGCCATATACAATCGTAGCCTTCCATGAAGCTCATCATGCGCTGGTCTTGGATTACCCCTTTGGTAACAATACCACCACCACCAAATCCATGATAGTATCGGAGTGTCCATTTCCTGCGATGGCCCTCTGCGCTTAATTGGAATTTAAAATCAACCACCCCACCATAACCGCCAGCGTGAATTTCGGCTCCGTGCGTTGTGTTGAATAGGTCAACAAATCTTTGAATTGGGTCGGTTTCAAGTGCCTTCAAAATAGCTGTTTCGTGGTTTCCATAACCCACAACGAGAATGTGGTCTTTGTACGGGCCAAACCAGTTCACAGCATCTTGTATAACAGCATCAATGTAATTGGCCTTGTTATGCTCCGGCAGGATATCTTTCTTGCTGCGCCTTGGGTCATACTTTCCTTGCATCATGCAAAAGGTGTCACCGTTCAGGATGATTTTTGCATCACGTTTTACGGCTTCGTCAAGGTGGTTTTTCAGCAGCACCCGGTCGCACTTGGGATTATCCCAGTGCAAATCGGAGAGCAACAATAGTTTGATTTCTTTTTCGCAATATACAGCATGCACGTTGCGAGATACACGGGTTATTTGTTTGGGCATCTTAGTAGAATAGTACAAAAAAAGGGGATGAAATCATCCCCTATTTGAAAAATGTGTCAAAAAGTCAATCAAAGCCAATAGACACGGCAATAAATAAAGTGCAACACCAATGATATTTAAGGCATCGGATAACAAAGTGCAATCACATTATGCTGTGGTTTTAACATTATTCCAAAAAGATAAGATTGTTTTTTATCGGTAATCCCCATTTTGATGTGATTATCCGGTTAAGGCAACCCCATTAAGTTCATCCTGCCATATCCGAATGCGGAACCAATCATCAACGCTGGGCATATCATCAGGCATTTGGCTGTAATCGTATGGCTGTGCCTCGATAACTTCCGGCTCAACGGGTTGTTGCCAGTTCTCAACGGATTTGGGGGTTTCACGTTTAGTCAGCATGGCTAATCTCCTTCAATGCAATGGTGTCACTTCCTGCAATATACTCCGCAGGCTTAACAATTTCACCGCCCTCGGTTACTGGCATTATATTCTTTTGCTCGCTTTGGTACGACCATTTTGCAAGATGCTCAACTTGCAGCATTTTTTGTTTTAACGCTGCCCATTCGTCTAAGTGGTCAAATTTCCACCGCCCGGCCCCGGCCCGGCACTGAATTTCAAATCCCATGTGCTGAAAGGTTTTCCCGTGCTTCTGCGCTTCCGATATTGCCTGCTGATGTATTTGTTCTTTGGCGGCTTTTATTTGCTTCTCCAATCGTGAGAGATGGCAGTATGCATCCAAAGCGGATGCGTTGCCTTCCTCAACATCAAATAAAACTTTTACAATGTCCATCATGGCTTCAATATTATTATTTCCTTGTAATTACCAGCGTTTACCCAATCAACCAGTTTGCCGAGCTTGTCGTGTGCCCAATCAGGGATGAACTTGCCTTCGCATTCAACCATTACTTTCGGGTAATCGTAAAGGCAGCGGCCAAGTCCGAACTGCACAGCAGCCCGTTTCATCGCATCACTGATGCCACCCTTTTCAGGCTCGATGTTGGTCTTGCTGGCACCATCTTCTCGGTAGATTGTGCGCTTGTCAATGGTCACTGATAAGCGGCAAATGAACCCGTTTGTAATTTCCCGGAACTCCGATGTCCAATTTGTCGGCCCAAAGGCTGCATCAAAGCGTTGCATCACACAACGATTGTTAATGTACGGAACGACAATTAACTTGCCAGTGCTTGTCTGCGATTGCACTCGCCATTCGATTTCCGATGGCAGAATAGGTGCGGTTAAGATTTCGTTCATTTTTTGGCCCTTTCAATAGTTTCAAAAATATCTGCAAGTGTCGGCAAAATTTCAGCAGGGATGCTTAGGACTTTTAAGCCTTCGGTTGTCGGGCTCCATTGCTGAAATAAATAAACGGTGTCGCTGTCATCTTCCCAGTCAATGCGGTAAATGACATCATCGTGTTCAAATTTGGCAGAGTAACTGCCGGTGTGTGTTACTGTTATCTTGGTTTCCATGTTGCAAATATAGTATAGTTTTTTATATTACAATAGTTTTTGTGAGATTTTTTTTATCAGGTCATCGGTCAGCAGTTGCGCCTTATATCCTTGCTTCGTGTATTTTTTGATTGTCTTTTCCACGGCAATCTCCGGCACTGGCTCAAAGGAGAGCATTTGTTCCTGCCAATAGACAACCGTTTTAAAACCACGTTCTTCCGTTGTCATAGCAAGCCGAAGGCCACATCAATCACTTGCTGCTCCTTTTTGCTTTTATAGGTGCTTTCTTTGTTTAGAGATTTAATCACGGTGGCATAGCTGGCCATTCCTTTGCAGGCATTTACCACTTGCATTTTCATACCTTTGCGGCTGTTTGCAATAAAGTGTTTTCGTTTTTCCTCGTGTGTCATAACTTGTGCTTGTAATCAGGGTTAATTTCTTTTTTCGTTGCGATTTTCAGCAGGATAAGATATCCGATAAGGTCATTGAGCGTATCTTCATCCGGTGCTTCCAATCCGGTTGTTTTGATGCGGCTCAATTTATCGTCAATGCGAACCAGCAACTGCTCGGTTGTGGATGCCTTGCTGAATATTCGTGCAGGTTCAAGGGCTGAATTGCCATACTTGACATTCTTTTCCACGAGCAACGTGCATAATTCATCGCAGGCTTTGATTATTTGGTTTTGCATTAGAATGGTAATTTCAAAATAATATTCTAAAAAGGTAAATCATCGGTGCCATAAGAAGCAGGCGCATCAAATGTGGTTTGTGGTGCTGCACTGACTTTTTGCTCAAATTTGTAAGCCTTTCCACTGCCAACATACACCGGGGATGCTTTCGCTTCTCGCTGTTCTTTGGTTTGGCTTAGCTGCAAAGTATGGGTTTCACCATATTTGCCCTCGCTTTTGCGTTCATTGAGCACCAGTTTCAGGTACTTTTTTCCGTTTTTGCCCTCGCTGATTGCATCCTTTGGGATGTCGGAGAGGCAGATGTCAATAATAATCATATTGCTTTTGCTTTGTTTAATTGTTTGCGTTTGTACGTAAGTATATCCAAGTGTATTTTGGCTTCATTGTGGAACTTAAAAATTAGCAGATTGTCCACGCAATCCGTGTAAGTTCCAAATTCGGTTAGAAACTGCCAGCGGAAGTTGCGCCATTCCCGGATTGCAAAGCCACCATCGGGCAGCCGGGCAACGTGGGGTTGAAATGGATTGATGATTTTCACTTTGCAAATATAATAAATTAAATCTTATTTCCAAATATCAGTATCTTTTTTTATACTGAATGTAGAATAATATTTTTTGCATAAATTTCTATCCAAAATATATCCTTCAGTTCTTTCACCATCACCACATAATTCTGCGATATTGATTTTTTCTTTCAATAGAAAAAGGCGAAATTCAGGCAATGGCATCAAATAAAATACTTCCAAATCCGGATAATAGTAGACGAAATAATCTGCTTTTGAAGCATTGATGCCGCTTGGTTTTTGATTGCATGAAATTTCAATAAACATATTGCCAGTGGTAATACCTTTTTTAAATTCGTAGCGGTCGGTCTTTACTTCAAATGTGATTATTTTGCCATTAACATCTTGGCAGATAAAATCCCAATCTTTACCCTTACCTAAAAATTCTATTTTTTTGATTGCTCGCCTTAGCAAGAAATAATTGGCAATAACTCTTTCGCCCATTTCGCCCTGATTTAAATCATTCTTGAATTTTTCCATTTGATTTTTAGTTTACAAAGTTTTCAAAGGCCAGTTTGATTTTGTCCAAATCTTCCCGGTATTTTTTATTCGTGTCTGCAAGGTCATTTACCAGCCGGGTGCTGTGCATCACCGTTGTATGATGTCGGTTGCCACACATGGCCCCGATTTTCTTTAGCGGCATGGTTGTTTTGTTACGGAGAAGCCAAAGGAAAATTTGTCTTAGTTCCACGATTTCACGCTTCCGGGTGTGCAGTTTAATATATTCCGGTTGGTAATAAGGGAACACGGATTTGATTGCAAGGTGAGCCGCTTTTGCGTACTCATTGCTGGCAGTTAGGTTGTCAACTTTCAGCATCCTTTCAAGTTCGGCAATTCTCACCGCTTGGTGTTTGATAGTTTCTTTTAGGGTGTCAATTTCCGACATCCGGAATGATGTCCTGATGTTGTTTTTCTTTGGTGGTTTTATTTTTACTCTCATGATTTTTCGATGTATAATCCGGTTGGTATGTCGTATTGAAATAGCTGCGCTCCGATTGCGCCCCAGTGGCTAAATTTTACTTTCTGCACATGGACTTCAACACTATTGTTTTGAAAGTTGCGATAAACCGTAATTCCATTATCGGTCTTGTTGAAAAAGTTTGCGCTGCCTGCGATGTCGTAAAGGGTTGGCACTTCGTAATGGCCTGCTTCTTTCTTTTGTATCTTCCGGGGGTGGGCAACTAAAAAGCAATGCACGTTGTACCGCTCGCAAAAATTGACAATCTTGTCCAATGACTGGCCGATGTATTTCGTTTCGCTTTCGGTATATTGGTGCTCCAATTTGTTCCACGCATCAATCACAAACCAGTCAATATTTTTGCGGTTTTTAAGTTCGGCCACCTTTCCCAAAATGCTGTCGAGTGAAAAGTCCTTTTCAGGTTTCACAAAGAAGATATTGTTTTCAAGCAGCATCAATGCTTCGTACACTTCCTCTTGGTTCATGCGGTTATTGCCATCAAATGGCCGCTGTGTTATCTTCCGCATCAACTTGCTGATGTGCAGTTCCACTGGTCTATTTTCGGGGCTGTAAAACGCACCTTTCCATCCGTGTTTTTGTAAAAGTTTAATCAGGATGTGGTCTAAAAAATCGGATTTACCGTGCCCCGGTACTCCGGTAATGGTAGTCAAATATCCCTTATGGAATTTCAGCAGGCTATCAAAGCCACGCATCCCGGTTCCGGCTCCTTCCGGCAGGCCGTAGTTGTAAAGGTTTTCAATTTCCGGGAGATAATCGGTAATGCTAAACACCCCTATCATGGGAAACTCAGTAAAATTCATACAAGCATCTCGCAGGGCAAATGCACCATTGAGCAGCAGGAACTCGTTGGCATCTTTGCAATCCGTGAATACAATGTAATTACACTTTTCTTTTCCAAACCTTTCTGCAATGGCATTGCGCAAGTCAATCCCCGGGGCATCGTTATCAACTGCGATATGTATTTTATCGATGTGGTCAAATTCTGGCATGAAGCGGTCAAAGAAAGTAAGATTTGGCTGTGCTCCGTTGGGCACACTGATTACATTTTCAATCCCGGCTTCAATCAAAGCCAGTGCATCCATTTCACCTTCAACAATCCAAAGCTCGTTAGCGGCTGAGATGCAGTCAATGTTGTATGGGATTAGCTCCGCTCCCTTGTGCATCTTGAAATGTTTGGAAGCATCACGATATTTCACATTTTTGAGCTGCCCACCTCCAAAGTAATTGAAGCAAATG